CTAGGATTTTTAATCTTGTTCTCATTGAGCCTGGCAAATCTTTTGTACGTGTTATTCAGTCAATTGGTAGAGGCATTAGAAAGGCTGAGGATAAAGATTTCGTGCAGATTTGGGATATAACATCAACATGTAAGTTTGCTAAAAGACACCTAACAAAACGTAAGGCATTTTACAAAGAAGCAAATTATCCATTTGAGGTAGAAAAAATTGAATGGCAATAAGATACTAGTCACAGGATGTTCTTTTACAAAGGGCTTTGGCCTTAAAGACGAGGAAAAGAATCCAGCTCTTTGGTGTAATCAAATGTTTCCAGACTCAGAAATTGTTAATCTTTCATTGACCGGTGCTGACAACAACTGGATATTTATGAACACAATGGAAGAACTTTTTGAGGATAATTATGATCTAGTGATAGTACAGTGGAGTGCTGTGCCTAGGTTTAACTTACAATTTGGCCTAGAGAGATGGGATACGTCCTCTAAGTTAAATCTCATTGATAACTATGACATAGGATTACATACTGGAGACACTATTACACGTGATTGGTTAACGGATCTAGGTAAACGACTCCGCAGATATCATAATGATCATTGGTCTTTGCTAGAACTGGTTAGGTATGTTAATATATTGTCCAGTATGAAGGAAAACATTTTCTTCGTTAATGGACTTTTACCTTTTAGTCAAAATTTTTTTACAAGAAAGAATTTTGTGTTGCCCAGTGAACTAACAGCTTATGAACAGGAATTGCTTGATGTTGAGAACAGAGATGACGAGGAAGTACATGAGCTCTACAATATGATACATGATCAGTACGAGAAACACGGCGGAATACAGGAACACAAATGGTTAAATTTATACGACAGCATGCTGTCAACTAAGATAGACACAATAGCAGAGGATGATCCGCATCCTGGACTTGATAGCCAACGGCAGTTTGCCCAGGCATTTACAAGAAAGATTAATGATGGAATTAACAATTGACAGGCACGACTATGTCACGTATAATAGGAGTAACATGCAAATACTAACATTAGACAACGTGAAATATGATCTCGACACCCTCCCAGAGGAAGTTGACGACATGCGTTTCAACATCTTGGACAACAGCGACCCAAGCAACCCAGACTATCATTGGATACCTTTGATATTCTTGGAATCATTTAACTCGCCGGCACTGGTGTTAAAGATTGGTGAGCACAAGATTAGGATGCCAGTTGATTGGTCGATATTGATAGGTGAACCTGACGTAGGTGATTTAGAAGTGTTACCGTTAACATCAATCAATGACAGAGGATTTAGAGCGTTTCAGTTCAACTCATTAACTGATTGGCGACCAAGTTTTCTTGATATAGAGATCATTGATGTTTATCAGGATGTAAGCTGGTATAGTCCTAAACTTAAAAACGGACAGTTATTGACAATACCTTTGAGTGACGGACCAAAGCCACAGTGTTGCTACTTCGTCAAGGACATTAGCCGTAACTGTGAAATTGTTAACTACACTTTATCATTCTAATGGCAGATAAAAGTTCACCACTATACATTGGTAATGAAATGGCGGCCTACGATCGAAAGGATCGAGACTACTATGACAAGTTCACTGATGAGGAAAAGAAACAGTTCTCAACTTATCTAATGTTGAGATATGGTGCCAGTGTGGGTGGCAACAAAGACTTACAGGCATACTACTTGATGGCCACTAATAAGTATGTCAACAAATATTTCTTTGACTTAAACAAACACACAAAACTACAGTGGTTAATGTGTACCACAGTATCACCTAACATGGGTAACCAGTTTCATTATTGGTTGGCTTCAAAGAAAAAAGAAGGTAAGTCAACAAACAAGTTACGTAAGGTAGTGGCAGAACTTTATCCAAACATGAAGTCAGATGAAATGGACATGTTCTTAGAGATGAACACTGAAAAAGAGATAAAAGAATATTGTAAAGAACTAGGGTGGGATGACAAGCGAATTAAGTCAGATTTTTAAATGTAGATATTGTGAGCGTGAGTTCCGTAAGGAGACCACCTTGGAGGTCCACGTCTGTGAACAGAAGAGAAGATATCAGACCAAGGACGATCCTGCCACACGTATAGCGTTCCAAAACTACTTGAACTTCTATGAAGTCACACAGGGCTCGGCAAAGAACAAGACATTTGATGAGTTTGCCAAGTCAGCATACTACAGGGCATTCGTTAAGTTTGGCAACTACTGTGTCAACGCCCGTGTCGTTAGTTCAACCAGATTTGCTGAATGGTTATTAAAGAATAACAAACGCATAGACTATTGGGGTTCAGACAAGATGTATGAGGAGTTCCTCAAGGAATATATTTATAGAGAGAACGCAACAGACGCACTTACCCGAGCGTTGGAAACATCAATGGATTGGTCTGAGGCAACAGAAAATCCAACAGAACACTTCCTGCGTTACGGTAACTCAAACAAGATATGTCACTATGTTACGACAGGACGTGTAACTGGCTGGACTATATTCAACTGTGACTCAGGACATGAGTGGTTAGAGAACCTAACTGAGGAACAACTAGCAATAGTTTGGGACTTCCTGGATCCAGATCGTTGGTCAAGGATCTTGAGAGATTATCCAGGTGATACGGAATACATGAAAGAAATGTTGAGGAAAGCAGGATGGTAAAATATTCAACAGACGTTGACATAGACTTTGCTGATCGCGATGATATACTAAAACTGATCAAGCATACGGCCGCCATGCAGATCAATGATGGTGACATACGTAAACATAACTCAGGTGTTTATGTCACAGACATTCCTTACAATCCTCT